TTGCATGAATAGTGATTTAGCACCACTTATTGCCCCCGCTGAAGCATTGAGGTTTACGTCGGTGTAACCTGCGCCGTACAGGTTGTGAATGCCCCGCTCGAAGTCTCCGTCGGGAAACAGATTGCGCCCACCGACGACAATATCGCTGTTCTTCGTGCCCGGCGCAGCGGCCTCTGCTGCCAGCGGGCTACCAGCGCCCAGGATCAGCGTGCCATCAGGCTTGCGAATTTCGACCGTGCCTACCTTCAGCGCGGCACCATGGATCGAATTGGTGACGAACAGGCTGCCGTGAAAGATGGCGCCCATGACCTGCCAGGCAGAACCATCCCACCGCTTGGTCATTGAATAGTCGCTGCCGTTCGAGACTGTGACGACGTCGCCAAGCACGTTGCCGCCTGGCGTAGCAGCGTCGGCTGCGCCATCTGACCAAGTGTTGGCGGTGGCGAAATACATACCGGCGCCGCGCGCGCCAGACCCGCCGCTGGCGCCGTCGCGCACCACGCCGATGATGCAGCTTTGCGAGAACGTCTGGCCGCCGGCGGCGATGCTCGCGGTGATGATCGCGGCCGGGCCAGTCATGTCAACGTAGCGCACGACAGCCGTTTTGCCGGTGACGCTGGTGATCGTCGCGCCATCAGACGTGAACGTCACGTCTCCCTCCAGGCCCGTCAAGGTCGCCGTGATGGTGGTTGTCGGGACACTAACGACGCCATCAGCGCTCAGCTGGAAAAGCGACAAAGACGCGTTGAGTTGGATCGACGCATTCTTCGGGTTGATGACCCGCACCGAGGCGGCCTGCAGGATTGCGTCGCGGTCGTTAAGTGCTGTGCTCATACGAGGAATCCAACGGTGACCCGGCCGGTTTCCCAGTCAGGTGCGAGTGAAATAACGATGCCGGTCACGCCAGCGTCCATGCCGAAGCGCGGCGAGTAGACGGTGACGGCCTGGCCCAGCTCAAGCGAGAGCAGTTCCGGCACGCCCTCGAACTCGTATGTGGTGCGCGGGACCTTCCACAGATCGAGCCGGCGCTGCGCCTCGGTGTCGGCGTCGGAGCGCGTGAGCAGCATGGTGTCGACCTGTACCGGCTCGGCGTTCAGGCGGTAGGTGGCCAGCGTGGTCTGGTCGGTCTTGGTGGTCGTGAGCCACTCTTCGACGTGAAGCGGCTTGTGCACCTCCGGCAGGTTGGCCAGCGTGCCAGCGTCCTGCACAGCCCAATTCTTGGCGAAGCCGAGCTTGATGGCGCCGACGACGTCCGTGCGGGCCGTCGGCTGCAGCGTGCCATCGACCATGTGTTCTGGACGGATCACCACCGGCGTGCCGCCGGCCGGAAGCGCAACCTTGATCAGCCGCGCCAGGCCCAGGCGCGACATCACCAGCTGCGCGCCGACGCTGCTGAGCAGCATCTGGCAGGCGGCCAGCACGTTCTGGCGCGCCGTCGAATACACGCCCAGCTGCTGCTGGTGCGCTGCATCGAACGCGGCGATGTTGGCCAGGTCGACGTCGGCGTCAGTGAAACGGTCAGACGCCTTGCCGTAGGTGGTGACCAGGCGCTTGACCAGCTGCGCCGCAGTGTCGACATGGCCGCCCGCCGCAGCGCCGCGCACAGACGCGGTGACCACGCCCGCCGGCGCCGACTGCAACTGGAACGTGCCAGCCGCGAGGTCCGGAGTGAACGCCACCGGCGCGCCGTTGTCGCGAACTTCGATGATCGAGTCGATCGCCCCGGCGTGCACCTGGTACTTCAGGATCGCCGCGTTGGTCAGAAGTGGCGTCACGTTGAAGACCTGGCCCAGCGCGATCGGCAGCAGCGCATCTCGCTGCTCGGTCGTGCCGCCCAGCTTGACCTCGCTGATCGCCGTGTTCAGGCGCTGCAGCTTGTCGCGCAGCTTGAGCGCCAGCGCCTGCCGGCCGCGCGGGGCGATGTCGGCCACGATGCCATTGAAGATCATCCGGAAGTCCGCGCGGCCCCAGCGCACATCGCCGATGTACGCCTTGATCGCCCGGTTCTTCCAAACGTACCCAGGGCCGGCCCAGGCATCGCGCGCGCCGCCGACGTTCTCGATCTCGAGGTCGCCAGCCGACAGGCCGCCCTCCCCGTCCAGGGACAACTGTTCAGTGAACAGTTTGCCGACGGTGGCGATGGGCAGGTACGTGGTGTTCGCCGGCGCGTCACCGGGCCCGGTGGTGAATGGTTTCGTCGCCAAGTACACGACGGACTCCACGCCACCGATCTGCACGGCCGCCTCGATGAGGACGACACGATAGGCGGCCGAGCTTTTCAGCCAGGCCAGGAATGCTGCATCTGTCATTCGAATGGAACCCTCTGTTCGCTGTTGGCGACGGCTTTGACTGCCGTCATGGTGGCGCCCGAGATCTGGTCAGCGGAATCGCTGGCCGCCTTGGCGTTTGCCTGGATCAGATGTCCTGTCTGCACCGCCTGCTCGGCCCGGTGCTGCGCGACTTCCTGGCGCAGCGCCTTGATCTCTGTGACCAGCGCAGTCGTGTTGTCTGCCCCGTACGAGGAATACATGACCGGTGTCGGCATGTTGATCTGCGGTGCGGCCAGGGCGCCCGGTGCCGGCGGCGCGGTCGTGCCCATGACCTGGTGCATCTGCAGGATCGCATCGCGCACCGACAGCACCGACTTGTCGAGCGTGATGAGCCCGGTCACCGACGATTTCAGCGCGTCCAGCTGCGCAGTACCGACGTCGACCTGCGCACTTGCCCAACGCTCTGCCTCTGCCGTGGAAGCCTGTGCATATTCGAAGTCGTTCTGGTACTGCGCACCACTGGCGAACATGGCACGCGATGCGGTCAGGAACGAATTGAACGCCGCCGAGTAGTTCGACTGCGCCGACTCGTCGCCACCGCGCGCGGCCGCCAGCACCGACTCGTACTGCGCTTTCGCCTCGGCATACTTCTGCTGTGGCGAAAGCGGCGAGAGGTCTCCCAGCACCGCATTCTCGCGCAGGTTTTTCAGACTTGCGGCGAGCGATCCCATACGATTGACGGTCGAGCCGATCGCATCGCTCTCAGCCTTGTATGCATCGGTCAGGGCCGAACGCGCGTCAGCCATACTGGCCTCAAGTTCCGCGTTCTTGTCCGTCGCGATCTGCGCCTCCGCAGTGACCTGAGCGAATGCAGCTGCAGAAGCGAACAGCACAGCCACTGATTCAGCGCCGGCCGGGCCAAGCTTCATCTGGGCTTCAAGTAAAGCGCGATATCCCTCCTTAGTGGCAGGCATCTGCAGGTTTACCGCCGCCAAGGATTTGGCCACTTGCTCGGTGACGACTGCGTTTTTCTCTGCCTCAGTGTAAAAAGCGTCGTAATACGCACTGGCGTTGCCAAACAGCTTGTCAATGCCGCCAGCGGCCGCCATCAGGGAGCTGACTGCGCTGTCGCTCATGCTGGAAAAACCGATCAGCTGCGAGCGCATCGCGCCCAGCGCCGCCTGCGTGACGTTGATCTGCTCGACGACTTGCGCCAGGTTTTCGAGCGAAGCATTCGAAGCAACGCCGTTGAGCATTGTCCGTGCCCAGTCAGGCAGGCCGATCGAGTCCAATGCGCCGCGCACCGATGACGTCAAAGCGGCTAGGTATTGCTCCTGTCCCTTCTCACCATCTGCGAAGGTCTTCGGCGCCCACTTCGTGCCGCCGCGCGTGTCCTGCCAGTTCACGACAGTCTGACCCAGCTTCTGGATCATCAGCGAGCCCCAGGCGCCATCTTTGCTGGTGTCGTCAGCGAAGGCAGTCGCCGCCGTATAGCCTGCGGTCTTGCCGAATGCCAGCGCCGTGCTGTCCAAGATGCCAACGATCCCCTGCGTCAGGCCCTCGACCATCTTCTGGGCCTCGGCACTGGTTCGAATGTCCGCCATGTTCAGCGATTGCGCCTTGATTGCCGACGTTCCCGCGCTGCTGGACGTCGCGGCTCCGCCAGTGTGTTTCGTTCCCGATGTGTCGAACTTCTTCCAGACCGCAACAGCGGCACCGATGCCAAGGGCGATCGGGCCCAGCGCGCCTGCGATGGTACCCATGCCTGCAGCAATACTCGCGCCTGTACCAGCGCCGATTGCTGCGATGCCACCCGATACGGCCGCGCCGATGCCAGCAAAGCCGCTCGACATCAACGCACCAAAGCCAGCTTGAAGCCCCAGTCCGCCGGCGCCAAGGAGGCCGACACCGGAGGTCAGGGATCCCAGCGTGCCAAGACCGCTAGCCACACTTCCAATTCCAGCGCCCCCGCCTCCGGTAGCCGCCTGCGCGGTACCAGCCAGGCCCAGCGCTCCTGTTACTGCACCAGCCACTGGATTGACGATGGCAGAGATCACCGGACGCAGCACCAGCGTGTTGAACATATTTTTCAGCGTATCGACCAGGTTCTTGCCGAAACCCTTGCCCGACTCGAAGCCGCGGAGCAGTGCGTCGGTCAGCGAACGGTTGATTTCCTCACCCGCCCGCTTCCAGTCCTCCGAGGCCTGATCGGCGACCTTCTTATTGGCCTCCATCTGGTCAATCTTGCTGATGGCCGCAATGCTGCGCTTCTTTGCATCGATGACCGCTTCCAGCTCCGCAATCTCGCGCGTGTAGCCCTTGGACGTGTCGGCCTGGGCCAGCTTCTCCTGCAGGCGCGCCAGAGTCAGTTCTTCGATGGCGACCTTCGACATACCGAACGTGCGGGCCAGATCTTCATTACGCTCGGCTTCGTCGTCGGCGGCCTTGATCGCCGCCGCCGACAATTGCGCCTGCTGCTCGGCCTGCTGCAGGTAAAACGCACCTTCCTCGATCGCGCTTTCCTGTGCGGCCACCTTGGCGATAAGTGCGCGCGTTTCCGCGATGTGCGCCGGCGTGAGCTTGTTCTTGCCGGATGCAATTGCTTCGTCGAGCTTGATCGTCATCTTCTGCGAATCGGACAGCTTGGCATATCCGCTCAGCTCGAGGTCGTTCGCTGCCGCTTTTTCTCCGATCGCCGTGACCAGATTCTGATACGCGGTGGCTTCAGCCTTGATGCCTTGGGCGACGCCCTTGTCGGCATACTTCTCACGGATCCGGCGTTCCATCTCGCTATATTCCGCAGTCTTGCCCTTGAGGTCTTCGATGGCTTTGAGTTCGGCAGCCATCTGCTCCTGCTTGGTCGCGTGCTCTTTTTTGAACGCTTTCACGCGCTCGTCGACCGACTGTGCAGCGACGACCGCGCTGGTCGAGTCGGCTTTTGCCATCTTCTGGGTCAGGTCCGTGATATCGCGCAGCACGCCGATGCGCGCGAATTCGATATCAGTGTTGCTTTTGCCAGAGAATTCGCCCGCACGCATGTTGATCTGGTTCAGTCGCTCCGATGCAGCGGCGAGCTGGTTCACGAATGGCAGCTGCTTCTCGGCGTCGCTCTTGGCCACACCCAAATTCCGCAGCTTGAGCAGCTTCTCGTTCTTGTCGATTTGCTCGTCCAGGCCCTTGATGATGCGCACCTGGGCCTCGTCGAACGACTCGGCAGCCTTTTCAGTAGCCTCTTTCGACTTATTGCCCCACACCATCCAGGCTGTGGCGGCAAGGCCCAGCAGCGTGATGATGGTGCCGATCGGGCCGCCCATGAACGTCATGGCACCGCGCAGCACACCCATTGCGCGTGCAGCAACGCCGGTAGCCGCGGCTTGCGCGGTCAGCGCTGCGCTGGCGGCGCCAGCGGAAATAGTTGCACCATTGGCGGCAACAGCCTGGCCAGCCAGGGCGAGAGCATGTGCTTCGCTGAGAGCGATCGCGCGAGCCTGCGCCGGGATCAGCCCATTGGTGGCGATGGCAAGCGCTACGGCCCCGTCGGCGGCCAGCACCGCCGACCGCAGTTCAGCCACGCGCGCGGTCGCCAGATTCGCCGCGGTTGCGGCAGTGCGCACGTTGGCTTGGGCCTCTGCCAGCTTCGCGGCCGCGATGACGGATGCTGCCTCAGTGGACGCAACGGCGCCCGCCAGGGTCGATGTGCGGAGCGCGTTGTTGTCGGCGATCTGCTTGTAGGTTGCAACGCCCCAGCTTTGGAACATCGTCACCAGCTTCGAGACGCCCAACGTCGTGATCACTCCAGCGAGCAGGCCGAGGTTACTCGACAGGAGCCCGATGGCGGACACGAGGCCAGATACGGCGCCGCTGGCATTGGCCTGCACACCTACGAACTCCATCACGTTATTGCGCAGCACCGTGAAGGCGCCCGAAATGGTCTGGATCTCTTTCGCTTCCACGCGCAGTTTCTCGAGCGCGGCCGGCAGCACGTCGGCCATGATTTTTGACGTGATCTTCCCTTCTTCCGCCATTTTCTTCAGGGCGCCCACAGGCATACCCATACCATCGGCCAGGGCTTTCATCAGGCGTGGAGCCGCCTCGTTGACCGAATTGAACTCTTCTCCCCGCAGCGCCCCCGAAGCGAAGGCCTGGGAAAGCTGAAGCTGGGCAGATGCCGATTCGGATGCGGCCGCGCCTGAAACTACCAGCGCAAGGTTCACCGTCTCGACGATCTGCGAGACCTTTTTCTGCTCGACGCCAAGCTCGCGCGTGCCGTTGGCGATCCGTGCGTACAGGACGCCGGTCTCCATCAGGCCTTGCGTCGATTGGGTCGCGATCCGCTTCACATCGGCATAAGCTGCGGCGTATTCGCGCTGCGATGTGGTCGCCAGCTTGAGCTGGGAGGTGAACTTGGCGTACTCGTCGACCATGCGGCCGAGTTGCTGCGCGCCGAGCGCGCCGGCGATCGATGCGATCGCGCCCTTCGCAGCATTGGCCGCCCGTTCCATGCCGGCGGTGGCATTGCCAACCACTTGACGTGCGGAGTCCATGTCGCGTTGCAGCCGTGCGATATCCGCGCGCAGGCGAATCTCCATGTCGCCGATGATCATTTACTGCTCCGAAATAGAAAAAGGGCCACCGTATGGTGGCCCTTTAGGGGGATATTAAATCGACTGTGCGCTAGTCGTTTGCCAGGAAAAAAGCCAACCCGATCAAAATCGTCACGCTGATACCGATGAATAATATCCTCAAAGTACTGGACGTTTTTGGTTGATCAGGATAATCGGCGTAACGCTGCTCAGCTGATGCCGCTTTTGCTTTTGCCTCGTCGAACTTGTCGTAATGCAAGGTTTCCTCAGCCAGTAACTCTTCGAAGTTAGACCTATCCTCATCACTTAGCTCCTCCAAAATTTTCGCGATATAAGGCGCGTACCCTAGATGAGCTTCTTCGAAGTCGATCCCCATCCATGCAGCTTCGGCCAGAAAAGCACGTTCAGCGCGGACAATCGTTCTTACAGTTTCACCGTCTACAGTGGCTATCACGATATTTGCGCGCGGGGGAAGTCCCGGCTTTTCCGGCGAGGCGTGCATTTCCATCTCCGATCTTCGATGTCATAGTGCAATACTACAAAAGGCCTGTTATACCTCAAGACTGAGATTTCTTGCTGTTCGCTTCCATCGCGATGCCGTCGAACATGTGGATAACTTCTAGCTCCCAGCGGTTGAACTGGACGCCCCACAGCTGCTGGTAAGCCAGGATCTCCTGCGAGGTCAGTGGCCCTGGACCGGCCGCACCGGCGGGCCGCCCCATTCGGCAAAAGGCTTCCCAGAGCGGACGGCCTTCTGCTGGCCACTCCATCGTCAACAACGGATCAACTTCTTTCGTATTCCTGGCCAAGCGCTGCAGGTGAGTGCGCAGCGTGGCGCCGTCACCCTGCCGGGCCGAGAGGTCGAACTCGGCCCGGGCGCAGTCCGCTAGGCTTTCGCGGAGTCGACGATAAAAAGCTCAGTTTTGTGGATGCCTGCTCGGACTTGGGCGCGCAGCCACTGCTTCTTCGGATCGGTCAGCACGGTGCGGACATTGGCCGGCGTGCACTCGACAGGCTGGCCGCTGAGCGAGACGTTCCAGCCCAGGCACGAGGCAACCAAGTAGTCGGTTTCGTCTTCGATGTCGTCCAGCGGATCGGTCGACTCGAGCTTGCCGTTGGCGGCGAACTCGGCGCGCAGGCGGCGCGTGCGCGCCAGGTCGATGCGCTTGCGCGATTCGTGCTCCGGGCTGGCCAGCTCGATGTAGGTGCTGGTCGGCTCCTTGGTGCGCGGATTGACCAGGACCAGGCGGCCAGTGGTGACGTCGTCGAAAGCATCGATGTCGAGGGTAGCCACCAGTTTGGTGAGCAGGTTCGAAGGCTGGGCTTGGGTATTCGTGTTCATGGTTTTTCTCTTTCGCGGAGGTGATATATGCCCGTGCCTGCTGCCGCGCCCGCGAAAGGCGACGGCAGCCGGTCGGTACCTGGATTGCCGCACGTGGCGGCGAAAGGGTTAAGCGGCGCTATCCTGGATGGACAGCGTGGTCATTTCGGTGGCCTTGCCGGCGCCGCCGTTGATATCGAGCAGCGCCTGGAACGGGATCGTTTGGATCAGGATCTTCTCGCCGTCATCCTTGGCAGCGCCGTTCAGCTTCAAGCGGCTCAGGCTGAAAGCCATGAAGTCCGACGCAGCCGAGTTGTCCGAGGTGAACGCCAGGTAGGCGCTGATTTCGGTCTCGTTGTAGAACGCATCGCGCAGGCTGGGCGAATCGAACTTCGCCGTGACCTGACCGGTGACAATTACGCGGCCGGTCGAGGCCTGGTCGGCGGTGTTCGAGCCGATGCCGGGCTCACTTGACTGCGCGGCGGTGATCTCGATCGACGCGCTGGTAATCGTGCCGCCGGAAGCATTGCCGACCTTCACCACGCCGTTGACCGCAGCCATGGTGCCGGTGACAGTCACTGGCGTCGGATTGACGAAGTACTGCGCCACGCCAGGCACGACGTCCTTGCCGACGAACTCGACGGCGACAGTGGCCATCCCCGTGGCTGGCAGGGTGAAGGTCATTTTCGAGACCTTCAAGCCAGTGAAGACTTCGCTCGACGGCACGTCCGGATGCCAGTGCTCGATCGAGAACGACTTGTCGGTGTGGCCGTTTTGCGGCGTGAACGCCTTTTTGCCGATGACAGCCAGGGTTGCGGCGGTGATCGGGCCCTGCGCCACCAGCGCGGAAGCGTTCAGGACGATGCCGGTCAGCACCGTCGCGTTCAGAGCGGTCACCTGGATGTTCTTGTCCAGGTTGGCAGGGTTGAAGGCGCCGGCGGTCAGACGCACGACGTCGCCGACCTTGACGCCGTCGGTCAGCCAGGAGCCGGCCGCGCGAAGGATGGTCCAGGCGCCGGCCGCGCCGCCGATGGTGAGCGATGCGCCGGTCACGCTCACGCCGACCGCGAAGTCCTTCTTCAAGACTGCTGCCAGGAAATCGGCATAGGTCTTGGCCGACAACTCGCCGTTGATGGTGCCCGCGACCTTGCGCAGGCCGTGCCGGAAGTCGGCCATCTGGAAGTCAGGGCGAATTTCGCCCGACTGGTAGGTGTCCTTCGTCATGTCCAGCGACGAGGTGACGCGGCGCATGGCCTGCGCCGCGCCGGCTGCAGGCATGACGCCGTAGGTGGTCTCCACTTTGTAGGTGACCTGCTTGAATACGCCGGAGGCTTGGCCCATTTCGATTCCTTTGAAATAAAAAAGCCCGCAAGCGGATGCTGTGCGGGCCCAGGGTGAAATTGCTGATGTTGCTAATTCGGTTCGTGGTACGTGACCTTGAAGTCGATCGTTTTGATGCTGTTGCCGGCCACGTCTTCCATGTCGGGGCCGACGGTGTCACGCAGAACGCTGATTACGTCGACGCCTGCAATCTGGCCACGCTCGAAGTTGCATGCGCGCCGCGCCAGGTCGATCAGCGCGATCACATCGGGATACGTTTTGCCCACCACCGTGACCTGCACGCGGCTGGTCACGATCGAGTATTCGGCCTGGGCATCAAATGCGCCGATCGGCACCATGCTCACTTCGGCCAGTCCGATTGCGGGCAAGCCCCTTTCGACGTCCACGTCGCCGGCGGCGATGCGATCGGCGACGCGCGCGGTGACCGTCTCTGCGCCCAGCAGCAGCGCGCGGATCACTTTCACGCTCATGAGCCCTCCGGTGCCGGTACATTGATGTTCTCTTTCGTCAGGCGCTCGCGGATTTTCTCGCTCACTGCCACGAGCGCGGACTGCGCACCGGTATCGAACGAGGGGCGCATGAACGGTTTTGCCTTTGCGCCCGGGTGGTCGACATCGCGCACCACCTTGCCGTTGACCACAAGCGCACTGCCCTTCTTCGCTATGATTTTGTGGGCGGCCGTGCCGAACTCGACCAGGTGCGCGTGCGGCGCCTTCCGTCCGCCTGCTTTTAAGTACGCGTAGACGGTACCCTTCTTGGCGCGCGTCGACACGCGGATGCTGCGCCGCAGATCACCCTCGTCTACCGGCACCTGCTGCCGTGCGTCCTCTTTGAACTCGTTGGCGCCAGCGCGCAGCGCCGCGCGTAGGATGTTTTTTTCGACCTTCACCGAGACCTGCTGCAGGAAGGCGTCAAGCTCGCGCCCGCCGATAATCGATTGGTCAGCCATGCGAATAGCCTTCCAGCATAAATTCGACGTGCCGCCGGTCATCCAACAGCGCCGGACCGGCGATGATCTGCATGATCCGACCGCCCTTCCCATGCAGTACCACGCGCATAGCGGTCGTAATCCTGTTGTCGTTCTGGATCCGCAAACGCGTGCGCGTGACCGCCGTAGCAACGCCATTCGCTGTGCTCTCACCGCGGCTGGGTAGCTGGTCCTGCGCGTTCGCCCATACGTGGTCCGCTACTGGCACCCAGGCCTCGCTGCCCTCGATATCGGTGCCGTACTCCGGATCTTTCTCGACGGTACGCTCCTCGATCGTGACCTGCTCGTCGAGTCGAAATCGCGCCGTCATCCGTACACCACCGATCGGTCAAGCTTGCGGCACAAGTACTGCGCATTCGGGTTCGGGTAGTAGTCGTTCTCGATCATGCCCACGATGTACGATTTGATCGCCGCAGGCACATCTGCCTCGGTCGGGCCATAGCCGCAAACATACTGAACCTCGACGGCGCCGATGCGAGTTGCTGTCGCTGGCCACGTGCGCCCTGGCGCCGGCACGATCCAGCCCGGTTCGCTCTTGATATCCACCAGGTAGTCGTCCGGGTGAAGCGTCTGCAGTACGCCATTCCCGTCGCGGAACTTCACGTGGTCGACGCTGGCCAGCCTTGCGGGCGCCAACTTGATCGCACCCGATACGGGGAAGGCGTCGAGCGTCAGCTCCCAGGTCTGATGGATCAGCGCCCGGCCGGTCTTGTGCTCGACTTCGTCGGCCAGACCGCGAATCTTGTCTTCAAGCTCAGCATCCAGTGATGTGCCGCTGGCGCGCGCGGCCCGGCGGGCTGCTTCGATTGACACCGCCAGCGCCGCCGGCGGAATGATCAGTCGTTTTGTCATCGGGAATTTCCTTGTGTTGCAGGTGGCCGGCCTGCACCATGCTGCGCGCCAGACGCTGCCGGCGCGCGCGCGTACTCGACAGCGGCCTCTTCCTGCTGCTTGAGCAGCTCGGTGTTCGGCACGCTCGGCAGTTGCGATGCATCGATCATCAGTTGTCCACCCTGTTGAATTGAATGGTTCGGTAGAACCGCTCGCTGTTGGCGCAGTCGATGCGCAGGTCGCAGTAATTGACGCCAGCCGGCAAGGTGTCCATGCCGCCCAGCTTCACCAGGATCAGGGGGCCCTGGATCACTGCCGGCACGAGCTCCTCCACGCCGACCGGGAGCGCCTTCACCGCGATCGCAGTCGTGTTGCTGTCAGCCAGATCGTTCCCGATATCGCCGACGTAGTAGCTTTGATCGTCAGCATCCTTGTTGAGCGAGTACACGCCCACCTGCTGCTTGAACCAGATCGTGCGGTCGAACCGCTCACCATTCGCGCACGTGACGCGAAACGTGCAGAAGTTAACCGCGTTGGTCGCTGCGTTAAATCCTCCCAGCTTCACCGCGATCAGCTTGCCCTGGATGACGGGATCCTGCAGCACTGTCACGCCGGCCACGACGGCCTCTACCGTCTTAGCGGTAGTACCGCGCTCGGCCAGGTCGATCGTGATATTCGCCACCCAGTAGCGTTCGTCGAGCGGGTGCTTCTCGCTCCACCATTTGCCCGCCTCGAGGTACGGAGCGTTTGGCGTGCGCGCGCCTGGCACGCTGCCGAACGCCACCACGCGGGTACCGCCCGGGAATGCGACCCGGCGGGACTCAGCAACTGTCGAGCCCACCACAGCATTCTGCGCAGGCTGCTCGGCCAGCGTGGTGAAGCTCGCCGACAGCGGCGTGGCGCGGTTGCCAGCAGCATCGAAGGCGCGCATGCGCACCGCGTGCGCAGTGCTTGCTGGCCGACCTGAAACTGTAACTGAGCGAGCGGCGTTGGCAATGACGGTGTAGCTCGCGCCGCCGTTGATGCTGTATTCATAGCCAGTGACGCCGACTGCATCAGTCGCCGCCGAGCACGACAGCGTGGCGCCAGACGTGGTTATGGCGGACACCGTGATCTCGCCGGTCATTACGGGAGCGGTGATGTCAGTATCGGGCTGTTCGATCGCCGTCATGTAGGCAGTCACGGCATCACTTAACATCGCCTCTTGTGCGGCGGTGCGGCCAGACCCGGCAATGAACATGCCGTACTGGCGCAGGGTGCTGTTCACACCGGACGTGTTGTTGCCGGAGTTCCGGTTGCCGAGGAACACGGAGTTGCTGGACTCGCCCGCATCCGTGTTGACCGTATCCGTGGTATGCACCTGTGCGCCCTTGTTGTACAGCGCGCACGCACCCGTGGACTTACGGCTCATGCTCCACAGGCCCGAGACATCGGCCACACCGGCATACGTGTTGTCGGCGCTGGTATTGGAGTTGTTCAGCCGGAAGTTAGCGGTGGAAGGCGTCTTCGCTGCGGTGACAATCACGGAGCGACCGGTAGTGGTTGAGTTGAAGCCCAAGTCCACGCCGGTAGTGTCAATGTTCCCGCGCACGTAATACGCGTAACTGATGTTGCCTGGCGCCAGCTTCGAATCGCCGGTCGCCGGGTTGACGCCCGTATTGATGAAACTCGCCGTGCTGGTTCCGGTAAAGCCTTGATCAGCCGTGAAAGTCATACCCGAGTTGACAGCCAATGGGCCGCCGCTCTTTACGTTGACCAGTGCGGCTTGCTCGGTGGCTGACGCATAAATCTGCATTACCGCGATGCCTGACAAAAGCCCCTTGCTGATCAGCGTATCGAAGAACGCCGCCATTTTGGTCAGGCGGCCGGCAGTCGGCGCCACAGTCATGCGCGATGCGTACAGCTTTGCCGTTTCAGCGCCTGAGAGGCCTTCTTCATACATCAGGTCACCATGAATCACCACGCCGTTCGGGCCATAGTGCACGGTGTCTGAGCCGTCAATCGTGACCGAATCGGCGCTAAACCAGCGGCAATAGGCTTTCGTTTCGCCGATCAGCTGTTGCGCAGCACGGACAGGCGCAGGGTTTGCCCAGGCGCCTGTCTGAATGCGCGAAATAACAAACGGGGTCGTGCTGGTAATTGCGCCAGCGCTACGCAAAGCGTCAATGAACGCCGACAGGTTCGTGCCGTACGCATTCGCGGCAGCAAGCGTCGAGCCCGCGTCATTCTCGCCCTGCGTCCAGTTCATAGCGCGGATGTTGATCGTATTGCCCGCGGCGGTTAGATTGGCTTTCGCGTCGGCAATCTGCGAAATCGCTTCGTCGAACAGGTCGTCGCGAAGGTTGTTGTCCCAGCAGCCACGGTTGGCGGTGCGCGCCTCTTGCGACAACGAGGTCGTGCTGTGCGCCTTTTTCACCATGTACAGCGGCACGCCGGGGTTGTCGATCTTCCAGCGCCGCGCGTACTCGGCCTCGGCGCCGAAATAGTTTTGCGACGTGTCCGGGTACTTGCCACCCTTCAAGTGCGCGGCCGACGTGACTTGTGCTTGATACGTAAGCCACGCTTTGCCGGTCGGGTCCCAAATATAAACATCGGCCATCGGGCCAGCGATTGCGGTCGGAACAGTCTGCGCATTGGTCGTGCCATTGCTGTTGCACTGCGACTGCCCGGCGAAGATAACCAATTGCGCGACGGCCATAATTTATTTTGCCTTGCTGAGGGTTTCGAGGATGCCGTCGATTTCGGCGCGTGGCATCGTGGCCAGCTACGCGGCGCTCACGTCTTTGTTTTCAGCTCGATGGTTTTCATTTGTCCGCGCCGCTCGTACATCACCTTGGTGACGCCGAGTTCGCGGAGCATGTTCAGTGCGCACTCGTAGGCCGCGCGGTCGATCTTGCCGACGGCGCCGTGCACATACACAGTGCTGCTTGTCAGGTGGGTGACCGTGATGATCCCGTCGTACGCGCGGCGCGCTTCGTAGCCACCCGGCGCGGAGTACGCGCGAATGGTCGAGACCTCGGGGGTCATGTGCAGGTGGGTCATCGCGGTCTGCCCTGGTTATTTCGCAGCGCGGCCGCGCTTGGTTGGCGCCGGTGCTTCGGCGGCTGCCGGTGCTTCGACAGCTGCCGGTGCTTCGACAGCTGCCGGTGCTTCGGCAGCTGTAGGAACTTCGACATCGGCCGAGATCGTCCATCCTTCTGAAGTCGAGACCTTAATCAGCTCCTCATCTTCCGTCTCGATTTCGGTACCTGCTTCGAACTCTTCGACCTGGACGCCGTTATGCGCCCAGCTAAATTTTTCTTGTGCGATCAGTTTCATCACCGCTCCTGAACAGACGGGGTCGCCGTAACGACCCCGCCGTGATTGATGGGTTACGCCGCGGCGATCTTCAGCTTGCGGCCAGCTTCGGCCTGACGCACGCCACCGCCTACGCGACGGCGGGCGCGGAACACCACCAAGCCGTCGTCGGCGCCGGTGATGTAATCGGCGGTCAACGACACGTTCAGGCGATCGACGATGACATACAGCTTCTTGAAATCAGCGAACACGATCGGGAACGAGTTTGCTGCCACGTTCGGCATATCAGCCATTTCGGCATACGACGCACCCAGAATGGTGTTCGGGGCGCCATTGGCGATTCCTGGGGCCCAGAGATACTGGCCGGTGGAATCTTTCAGCTTGCGCACCTGGCCCAGCGTGTTGCGGTTAAGGCCCCACGCAGCGTTGCGCGCGTACGCGGTCTTCAGATCGTGGTACAGCGAGATCATGCCGTCGGCGGTCAGCGTCGCGGCAGCGCCGCTGAGCGTGAAACCGATGTCCGGATTGACCAGGATGCCACCCATCTGCGTCGAACCACCCGTGCCGTTGAGCGATTCTTGGCCTTCACGCACTGCGAATTGCTCCGCGGCGTCTTCGGTCAGTTCAGCGCCCAAGTCGTAGTCGGAATCTTCCAGCATCTGCTGCGACACTTCGATACGCGCAAACATTTCCGGAGCGAAAAACTCGAGCATGCCGTATTTCGGATCACCGGTGTTGGTGCGCCGTGCGGTTTCGCCGATGCGCGTCGCCGAACCGTTGCCGACCTTTTTGGGCATCTTCAGACTACCGACGCCGATGGAACGGACGGTCGCGAGAGCGCGAATTGGCGTCAACTCGATCACGTTTTTGATGATGTCCTTTTGCATTTCCGGCGGCGCGAGCAGGAAGCCCGCGCTGGCGTCATCGGTTTTGATCAGTGCGGCCGAACGATCACGCAGAAGGGTCAGGTCGGTGGGGTTGCGGTTTTCTGGCGCCTTGCGCATGACGCGATCGAAGGCATCCATGTATTCCTGCGCCGCTTTCGACTGTGGATCAGCCGCGCCGCCCAGGCCAGCGCGGTTTGCGATCTTCTCGATCGAGTCCAGCTGGTCCTGCATAGCCTTGTTTTGCTTCTCGATCAGCGTCAGTTGCTGGTTCGAATTTTCGTACTTGTCGAGCGCGGCGTTGATCTTGTCGAGCTTTGCGTCCAGCTCAGAGCTGCGCTTGCTCTGGTTCGCGTCGTTCGTTTTCTTGAACTCGGTGAACGCTTCCATTACTTCTGCTACGGCGTCTTTGTCTGCCATGGTCATTCCTTGATGGTGGAGGTAAGTTGTTTGATGCCTTGCGCCAGGCGACGGGCCGCCGAGCGCTGCTCATCCGCAGAATCCCCACCATCACGGAGGGGCTGTACTGACGGGTTCGACGAATCGTCACGATTCGCCTTTGGCATCGCCGAAGCGATGCGCTTTGCTTGCGCGTGCGACAGCCCTTCTGCATCACGCAGGAAGGCTTCGAACTCGCGTACTTCAGGAGTGCCGGCAGCGGCCAGCAAGTTCTGCGGTGTGTTCTTGAACAGGTTCAACATGGCCGAGTTCGCCGCTTTTTTCTTTTTGGCGGGAACGATCACATCCGCGAATCCGGCGTCGACCGCCTGCTGACCGAGGAACCAGGTTTCAGCGTTGACCCACGTTTCCAGATCGGCGCGACTTGCGTCGGTTCTGGCTTCATAGATGTTGATCAGTCCAGCCTGCAGCTGATCCAGAATGTCTGCTTCCTTCCGCATCGAATTTGCATCGCCCCATACGCCCGACCAGGGCTTGTGGATCATCAGATTGGCGCCCTCACTGATGCGGATTTCGTCGCCGGCCATCGCAATCACGCTTGCGATTGAGGCGGCGATACTGTCGATGTGAACGATGATCTTGGCGTCATGCCGTGCGAGTGCTTGGTAAATGGCAAGCCCTTCGAATACCAACCCGCCGCCGCTATTAATGCGGACGTTGATCGCGTCCACATCCAGCTCCGCGATTTGGTTCGAGATCGACTCCCCGGTGATGCCTTCATCCCACCAGCCACCGCCGATATCGCCATAGACCAGAATTTCCGCCTCGCGATCGCCAGAGGTCGCGTTGATGCGTACCTGGCCAGGCTTCAACGCCATGCGGTTTACGTAGCGGATCGAGCCGGAGTCTTGTGGATCCTCTTGGGCCAGCTTCGAGAGCACCGTGTCCAAGCTGTCGCGCGCTTCGCGCAACAGGCTTTCGTTTGCAGCGGACAGGACTCGTCCTGCAGCATGCGGCCGCATATTCGATTTGGTCATACGAGAGTTACTCCTGGAGAGCCGGTGGTGCCGGTTCAGCGACTTTCGGGTCGCCAACGATATTGGCGGGGATACGCAGTTTGTTGCTGGATGGGTCCAGATCGGGGTTCAGATCGAGCTTGTCACGGGCTTCGTTCGGATACATCACACCGCCGTTGACGTATTTGAGCAAGACTTCGGCCGTATCTTTCGCTGACCCGCGCATCATGCCTTCTTCAACAAAGTTGAAATAATAGCCAGCGTCCAGATCTTCGTCGCCCAGCAGGTTGATGGCAGCAGACTGTTCGAACGCTTCCCACCGCGGCGAAAGGCAGTCTTCTCGGTGAGCGCGGTTCATTTCTTCTGCACTGGCGAAGGTTGCAGTCTTATCCGAATAGCCCACCTTGATAGGCAGCACGCCAAAGAAAGAGCAGATCTGCTCGATCTGCAACTTGCGAGTCTCATTCGACTGAGCATCAATGCTGCTCATGGACGTGTTGAGGAATTTCGCATTGCGGTCCAGAATCATTGGCTTGCCAGCGTTCTGGAGCCCGGCAAATTGCTTGGTTACCCACCCGCTCAAATCTTCGTATTGCTTTGGATCGAGTGTTCCTTCGACCGAGTAGATGCCAGAGTTACGGATGCCATTTCTATGCAATTGCGCGACGGCCTCTTCCGTCGTCATGGCCAAGCCAATCGCTTCACCCGCCAGCTTGACTACGTCCAGGCCTTCGATGCCGTCCAAGGTTGGTCCGCGGAGGTGCCAAATATGCTTTTTCGTGAATGTCCGGAAAGTGCCGTCACTACCGAACACGTCATAAAGCATTTCCAACGTCTCAGGATCACGTCGAGGAGATACCTGTCCTGGTGCGAACGGAATGAGCTCGAGCATACGGCCGTTGGAACTGCGGTTCTTGAACACGAAAGCGCGCCCGGCCAGCTCGATGTGCCAAGCCAGCATCTGTCGAAATTCGAAGCTCGTCTGCCAATCGTTCGGTTTCAGCGACAACAGTCTGTAAAGCGGATGATTCTTTGCTGGTACGCGACGCCCGTCAACTTCACGCATGAGCTTGAACGGGACCTGGGCCAATCCGTTACCGATCACGCGGCAGCATGCGAAAACAGTCGCAACTTTGATCGCAGTGCGCATCGTCACAGAGCGGCCACTTGCCGTTGACAGCCAGCCAGCCATCTCACGCCAGAATGGCTCCTTGAATGCTTGGTTCTGGCGCCCGATGCTCGAGGGGACAAAGATCGACATCAGTCGTCCGCCTTCTGGCGCCGGTTATTGACGCTTGCCAGTACTCCCCCTGCGATCATCAGGGCGCCAGCGACGATGCAGCCGGCAGCCGGATGCACGATACCCGCACCGGAGGAAATCGCTATTGCGCCACAAACGATAAGCGCGTCGGGTACCAGCTTGATAAATTTCTTCATTATGATTCCCAAAATGATTTGACTGGCTCTGCAGCGCGGATAACCAGCGCAGCGGCCATCACGGCAGCGAGAATTACGTCGATACGGCCGGTCGCCTTCTCCTTGTCGAGCTTGCGGCTGCCGGTTCCGTCCTGCACCGTCACGGCATTGCCGGCGCACATGGTGAGCACCTTGTGCCCGTTGTGCGCGATCTCGCCGTTGAGCAGCATCGTTTCGAACTGCTCAATAGCCGGGCTCATGTCTTTGTAGCCTTGGCCGAATGCTTCCATCGGTGGCAGGCTGATGCCGTCGTCGCTGGCCATCTGCTGCAGATCTTCAATGCGCCAGCGGTCATACGCACACGCCGTAATGTCGAAGAAATCGCACATGGCGGACAGCTTTTGCAGAATGATTCGCTTGCTGATCGCACGTCCGGGCGTTGTTTCGAGTAGGCCTTCGGCCTTCCAGTCGACATAGGGCACCATGTCCTGCTGCGCCCGCCGTGCGAGGTTGTCGTCCGGAAGCCAAGCGTATGGCACCAGCTTCCAGGGTTCGCCCGGCTCGATCGGCTCGACTAGAAACACCAGACCCGTAAGATCGGTGGTGCTGGACAAGTCGAGGCCGGCCACCGCGCGGCGCCCGCGCAGAGACTCGACCTCGTAGTCGAGATGCGCCTCTTTCCAGATTTCGTGGCTGATCCAGGGCGACTCGGCGTCGGTCCACTGGCAGAAGTTCAGCCGGCGCACGATCGCCTCTTTCGAAGGCATGCCCTTCGCCTCGGTCACCTGCTCTCGAATGTATTTGTAGCCGGGCAGGTTTGCATCCTGCAGGCTTGGGTTTGCTTTCGGCCAGCAGTCTTCGCTCTCGAACGGGTCGTCCTCCTCGTCTAGGGCGCAGATGTAGGGGAAGAACGAATCGTCTAGTGCTTCGCCGCTCGCGACCTTGGCGCCATACTCGTGATAGTTCCAGCACGGCGACTTACGACTGGCGCCGGCGTTGGTGATGATGAAGATCAGCGCTTGGCGCCGGCTCTTCGTCCCCGCGCGCATCATCTCGAGCACGGTTGCCGTCTTGTGTTCGTGGAACTCGTCGACCAGGGCGATATGTGGACGCGGACCGGACTGGCCATCATCACTGCTGATCGGCCGGAAGAAGGAACCGGTGGCCAAGTACGCCAAGTTCCAAGCCTTCTCACCGGTGCCGCTTTTTGTGAGGCGCTTTTCCAGCTCTGGCGACTGGTCATGCATCGCGACAGCGTCGCGAAACAGGATCATTGCCTGGTCTTTTTTCGTCGCCGCAGCGTAAATCTCCGCGCGCGGCTCTCCGTCGGCTACCAGGCCCTTCATCCCGACGCCGGCCGCCAGCGGCGACTTGCCGCTACCCTTCGCCGTCTCGACGTAGACCACGCGGAAGCGCCTGTACCCGTCGTCGCGCTTCCAACCGAAGATGCTGCCGACCACGAACTGCTGCCACGGCAACAGCTCGAACGGGTTGCCCTCGAAGTCACCGCCATTCAGCTTTAGGACGTCGCGGTAGAAGCCGATCGCTTTCAGGGCTGCGGCGACGTCCCACACCAGCCCACGTTTCGCACCCTCGTCAACGTCGGCCAAGTGGCGCGCGCACTGGTGGCGCACGTGCGGGCCGGCGATGCGCGTTCCGGCGACGACCTCACGGGCGTACTGGGAGACAGGGTCAGCCGAAGTAGCTGCCGAGCGGGTCGTCCTTTTTCTTGTCATCGGGGTCCACGTTCACTTTCGATCGCGCGGCCGGCGTCAATCCAAATTCGACCAGGTAGCTTTTGAACTGCGAGTCGGCAGCGCGCAGCTGGTTCACCGCAGGGTTGTTTTTGATGAGTGTGTTGCTGTTCTGATCGATGGTCGTGTAGGTGCGGCCATCGCGTTCCACCAATTCCCGGCATTTCAGAATGTCGGAGTAGCAGTCACACAGTCGCTCAAGCGCCAAGCCATCCGCCTCGGTGAGCACGCCCATTCGTTTCAAGAGCGCGCACAGTTTCTTCCACACCGCCTTGCCTTTCGCATCGAGGTGCGGCGGGCAAACTGGCGTTTTTGTACGTGGTTTTGGTTCTTTTTTGTTCAGTGGCCGCTTGCCCGGATTGCCCGTGACCAGCTTGAGCGCACTGGGAGTCGGGCGCCGTCCGGCCATGATTTCAATCCCAGAAAAAAAGTTTCATTTCGCGGTTCTGCACAAAGAGGGGGCAGGCGGTCCCCTTGGGCGAAGGTCCCAGAGATTTCGATACCCCCCTGCCTATTTTTTAAGCTACTTAATTTTTAAGCTGATTAATTTTTAATCTGCATATTTTTTTGAGCATCAAACCGGCCAGCCATCAGGGCCAGCGGCGCGCTTCACGCGCTTACGTTTGCCCTGCTCCGCCTCGGTCTTGATGGCATGGCATGGATCACAGATGGCTTCTAGATTAGAGGGGTGATCGGTCTTGGCGCGTGTCCAGCGCAGCTCGGTGGCCTTGGCCTTGCTGACGATGTGGTCGACTGCGCGAGCCAGGGTGGTGCGGCCTGCGCGCTTGCAGCGTTGGCACTCGCCGTCATCGCGCGCCATCACCTGGTTGCGCACCTTGACCCAGGCGCTGTCGTAGCCACGCTCGTGGCGGCTCTTCGTGCCCCAGACCATTAGCCTGCAGCGTTTGGCACTCGCGCGGCAACCTCGTCCAGCAGCAGGCCGGAAGCGCCGTAGCCCTTGGCCTGCAAGATGGTGGCTGCACGCTCGGCTTCGCTCAATCGCTCGCTCAGGCGCCGCAACGCCGCCCCATCAACCACATGGAAGACCATCGCGGGTTTGTTGCCAGTGACGGCACGGATGATCTGGTCGCGGTAGCACTCGGTCGGCATAGTCACGCTATTTCTCCCCAAAGCCCGGCACGTCTTGCGCGGACTTGGCCCAGAACGACGCGATCCAGGTCAGCACGCACGGTGCGATCAGTGTCCAGAGCACGCCGAACGCCCAGCCCGGTGCGCCTAACCGATCGAGCAGCAGCCAGAGAACGATGGCCATACCGATCGGCGAGCGTGTCGGAAGAGACGACGCCTTGATGACGGTCTTGCGCTTCATGCGATACCCCGAAAAAAAACCGCCCTGCGCATGACAGCGAAGGGCGGCAAAGGTCCTGTTGGTACAGGACTGGAAAACGGAGACGGGCGACAGGGCTTTTCCCTGCGGCCATATGATGTTCATCACAGTAACATATTTACGCTGCGACCGTACTGATCAGTGGCCCTTACGCGGGCGAGACGGCGTGCCTCAGAGCTATCCGCAAAGTAGGCCGCTAATGCAAAAAGCCTGAACGTTTAACGGTTCAGGCTTTTTCTTCAGACGTGCGAAAGCACCAAAGGCTGGGGTGCTGTCGCGAGTTCCGGTTATCGGTGGCGCTGGTGCGCACTTTACGAGGCCGGAAGAATGTAGGTACTTAGTTTACACGAAATGCTGTGCGTATACACAGCATTCTGATGACTGTCTCAGGCTGGCTGCATCCGCAGCTTGGCACTGGCACGCGCCGCATGGCTGTCGGCGATGCTGTGCAGCTCGCTCACCATGTTCAGCGTATGTTCGCGGACGAATCCAGCCGCCATCACTAGCGGACCCTTGCCTGATCCGGCGCAGCACTTGCATGCGCGCGCCTCGGCCACTCCGGTACCGCCGCATGGATCACACAAGCCATTCAGCCAGTAGGCCAGCGAGTTCTCGGCGACCGCGCGATACAACCTGATCGCCGCTTCCGCATCCCATGCCGTGTTCTCCGGCACCCACCGGCGCGCGCGGCCTCGCCTCATCACCTCGGCCGTCCACAGGATCAGCAGGCGGGCCACGAGCGATACGCCACTCTCCACCACCGTTGCGTCACCTCGCAGTGCCTGGCGGCAGTCAGCCTCGCGGGCCGCATCCTTCTTGCGGATTGCTTCGATCAGCGCCTTCTCAGCCAGGTCGCGCATCGCCACCGCGTGCGCCATGTTCTGGGTTGCCGTGCCGGCGTACTTCGCACGGTGCAGCAGCGCGCCCAGGTGGCCAGCAGCAGTCGAGGCCAGCGCCGAGGCAAGTAGCGGCTCGGCCTGGCAGTGGCGCTCATCGTCCTGAAGGCTCGATGCGCTCAATGCGGTGATATAGCGATCAACGAACCCCATAATTACTCTCCGAAAAAACGACCCAGCGAGCGTACCATAAGTGGCCAAGAAATTTCCGGATTGAATTTGTTTTCACGTGGCATGTTTACAACGCTTCACAATGTTCCATTATGCATCCACCAATCACTTTTAACAGTGCTTTGGGCAAACGCCCGGACCGAAATACTCCGGCTCAATGCACCCGACCTATTGCATTGTCCAGTAGCTGTCACCCGCGACGTGTAGTAATAATCCTACATACATGCAGCACTTAGCTCGGTTACGTATTTACGACTATTCGTATAGCATCGTCTGTTGACTAAAATTAAGGGCAGTTCAAAATGAAAATTGCTCTCGTAGTTGAGGATGACCCCATATGCGCATGCAGGCTTCAAATACAGATGAAGCTACTTGGCTACGCCACGTTCATTGCATCAACATCCGCTAGAGCACTAAACATAGTCAAAGTGTGCGGGGCTGACGTGATATTGATTTCAGTGCCGACCCGCTTAAGTGAAAGACGGTCTTTTGCCGGTGAACTTAAAAGTCTTCTACCCACTGCAACTGTTGTGCTAATCACAGAGTGCGACGTTGTCCACTCCGATGCGAGATCGCACCGCTACTCGGGCCTGTCTGCCGTCTTGCGAGCCCCATCGACCCTCGTGGCGCTCTGGCGAGTCCTTGAGTATGAGCGAGACGGATTCGGTTGCCATCCTGGCTGGGTCGCCGCGAAGCATGAACGACGCGTGCCACTTCAAATTTCTGCTGATCGTTAATCAGACGTAAGTCCTGTCTATACAAGGCAGGTTCGTCGTCGTGTGTCATTTTCGTGGCAGTCATTCGGGATTTCTGGGTACAATCGCGAATCTTTTAAGAGTGTATTTAGGAAACCATGATTGCATACAAGAAATCCCCCTATCGACCGGCAATGTCGACAGAGGTTACGACTACGGAGGTAAGCCTAGAATCGATGCTTGTACGCTCTGTAGAGGAAGAGGAAGCTGCTTTACGTTCCGGCTGGTCGGATTGGCGTAGCGCCTCGACACGGTCTCAAACGCGATGCCTTAGCGAAAACGAGGTTTCAGCCCTACGGCGATTCGTTCAAGAATGGAAATGGGCTCTCCAAGGATTCGTAATGGTGGCTGGCCCGATCGCACTCTTACTGGCCTATATGGCCAAAAATTAGCGTTCGTTGCTCATCCAGCCCCCGTGTTTTCAAAGCCCGGCAATATCTCCGATTCGCTCTTGGGCTAGGACCGCGACACCAAGGTTCTTTTCCAAGTATCCCATCGTAGTTGTAAAGCTTTTATGCCGCATGACCCGCTGTACCGTCTGGATTGGTACGCCAGCCTCGGATAGCAGCGTTGCAAACGTGCCGCGAAGCCGGTGCGGTGTGATCCCCTTGACGGCGCAGGTATCGTTGGCGCGCCGGATCGCCTGACGAGCAAAGCCTGATGCGAAGGCCTGGCCGTCTGGCTTGACCGCGATCAGCCCGCTGTGCTGGCGCCGCGCCTCCAAGTGCTCGCGCAGCCATCGCGCCATAGGTACCGGCTCCGCCTCCCTGCCCTTCGTGATGCCGGGCGTATACGTCTTGCGAGCCCAGTCGATCCACTCCCAGCGCGCGCTGATCACCTCTCCCTCGCGCAGACCCAGGCCAAACATTAAACGCACGGCTGTACCGATCGCTGGCGCGTGCGCTGTAGTCTCGTCGACGGCAGCGAACCACGCGCGTGCTGCCGCCAGCGGCAGGATGGAGCGCGGACTCTTCTGCACCTTGAGCATGGACACGTGCCATGGCATCGCTGCCAGCATGCCGCGCTTAACCGCCCACATGGTCAGCAGCTTCACAATCCGCAGCCAGTGGTTCGCGCTGGCCGGCTTGTGCGTCAGCAGGTACAGGTTGCGCGCCAGCTCGACGTCGAGCGTGGTGATCTCGTTGATTGACTTGGCGCCCAGGTCGAACATGTGCAGCCGCCGGAACAGCTCGACGCTGCGGATGTGCGCGGCGCTGGACACGGGCCGGTGCACCTCGATCCAGGCCTGTGCCAGCTCGGCCAGCGTCGGCACCGGCTCGCCGCCGTTGGCGCGCAGCACAGCCGCGTCGTACGCGCGCTGCGCTACCTGCTCGGCGGCGCGCCGGCTGGTCAACCCAGTGCTGCGGCGGAAGCGCTTGCCGGCCACCTGGAACCGGTAGTGCCAGATGCCGCCCCGCTTGAATACGTTCGCGCTCATAGGCCACTCCCCCTACTAGATCCGCTCGACACTGTTGGGCAGTGTCCGATTTGACCAGACGCGACAAGTTGGTAGAAAATTGGCGCTACAAACCCTCTCTTACAATCGCAGAAAAACTTATGGGAGAATCTTTTATGAGCGCATTTACGCCTATGCAGTCGTTCAACCCATGGGATGAAGGTGATTACCGCGTGTATGGCTCTGCGGCTCTCACCCCCGATGGCAACTACTGGCCTGCTTATCAGATTGATCGAATTCACGGCATTCCCAATTGTCCCCAGCAAGCCGTGCCGCTTTATCAGGTCGAGGAACAGAGCTTCGCGACGGAGGACCTGGCCAAGATGATGGCTGTCTCGCTTGGCGTCGGCCGTGTTCGGGCACAAGATCGGTTGGACTGCTAATTTCCGTAACATGCAAGCATTCGCTTTCACGCTGGCACTCCCTGCGCCAGCTGGCTGGCTGCTCGTGCTGCCGGCGCTGATGCTGCACATGCCGCTCTTGCCGGTGCTGAGTCTGGTTCTTGCGGGCTGGCACCAGCGGCCTGCTGACGAGCCATGGCTGCGTCATAGCAGTCGACTAGGATCTTGTGCCAGTCCGCGCGCGCGGCCCAATAGCTGCGGCGGCAGTGCGCCAGATCGCCCTGATCGAATTCCCCCAACGAGTGTAATTCGGCCAGGCGCTGCTCGATCTTCTGTGGAAGCGCCTGGTGCTGGTCGTTCGCGTTTGTTTTGGCCATAGTTGTCATTTAGAGGGGTTGGTTGGACCCCTCAGGCTGCGGTTGTAGTGGAAGGGGTGTACTGCGGCCCCCGAGCAAAATCAGCAAAAACTAATATCGAAAGTGACGTATTCGCGGATGGTCAGTTCCGCTACGGCTCGCCCAGGCCGCCCCCTCGCCTTTTCGATTGGCGCACTCTGGTGAATGCGCCTGCCGAACGGGCCGAGCATTCCAACTCTGTACCTCTGTTCGCTCTGGCCTGTGCTCTCAGGCCTCGGCAAGGCCCCCTCTGCGCCTTGTTCGTGCTGTGCCCTGGTATTCGACGGCGCCGTCGGTCTTTTTGCGGTGTGGGCCGATTCAGGCCCGTGCACGTTTTTTCTGGTGTCGTCCGCTCCACCGGGGTGCAAGTCCTGCACCTCATAAATCTTGGAAAGGGGTCAGAACCGATGTGATCCCTTTCCAAGACGCGCTCACGCTCGAGCGCCACTACTGCCCTACTTGGTGCGCAACAGCCGGGCCTCCCGCATCACCTTCAGCTTCACGTCGGCGAAAGCACTGGCCTGTATTTGAAGGACCGTGCGCTTGCGGCTAAAGCTGAACGTCTGGCCAGCGACGGCCTGCTCGATCTGCTCCATGACATAATCGTTCCAGTCGGTGCCAGCGCATTGCGGGAAGGCCACGCCCACGCCCAGTACCTCCGCGGCGGCGCGCGCGGAGTCCAGGCCCGGATTGCGGCCAATGCGCGCGGCGGTTTCCCAGTCGTTGTCGGCGCACACGACGCCCATGCCGAATCGCGTCATTCGCTCGGCCACGACAGGCAGATTGCCGGCGTTGAAGCCGACGATGACGTGGCAGGTAGGGATGGCCTGGAATATGGTCAGGCCGGTGGCGAAGCCCTCGACGAGAACTGTCAGGGCCGCGCCGGTGCGCTCGATGGCGTAGTAGGCGCATTTGGTGGTGGCGCCGAAATGAAATTTCTTCTCGCCCTCTGGCGAAATGCGCTGCAGGCTCAGCACCTTGCCGTTGTAGAGCATGGGGATCACGAGCCAGCCGTCGGCGTCGACGCGCAGGCCAACGCAACCGGCCACGCCCAGGCCTTTGCTGACCAGGTACGGGTGGCTGCCGCGCAGTGGTGCGCAGCGCTCGTAGTACGCTCGCGCGGCCAGCGTTGCCTCGCACAGCGCGGCGCGGCGCTCGGCCTGGCGGCGTGCGATCGCGGCCCGGTCGATCGGCGCAGCCAGTGCGGCGGCCCCGTCACTGGCGCGCCAGGTGATCGGCTCGGCGTGCACGGCATAGTCCTGGCACCAGCCGACCAGGCCATCATCGGCCAGCTTGATGCTGCCGTTCTTCTTGCGCGGGTGGCTCTCGGTCTTGCAGCGAATCCAGCGGCCGGGCGTGAAGGTGTCCGGCAAGATGATGCCGTTCGCCTGGACGAATTGTAGAAAATCGCTCATGACTTCTTCGCCTTGGCATTTCCGGCAATACGGCGCGAGAGCAGCCAATTCAGGACTTCCTGGGTCGGCTCGATAGCTGGCATGGCTTTATCGTGTACCGTTGGCCAGTCCCCGAATTTCTCCCGGAACTTCCACGCAGCAGCGCCCGGCTTCCATGCTTTCTCCAATGCGATGTAGTGGAGCTGGGCATAGAACGACGCGCGCTGTTCGGCCGTAGGCGCCACCTTGTTCGATTTCGCGCCTTTCACCTCTTGCAGAGTGCCGGCGACGCGCAATATCTCTTTCGATGTGGAGTACACATAGCCGCACGATGGGCACGCTGGCAGTGGGCTGTGGACCTGGAAGCAGGTCGGGCACTTCACGGGCTGGATTTCCTTTTTCTCGGCTGCCGGCTTCGCTTCCTTCGGCTTGCCATCGTCCAGCTCGTCGATGCCGTTCTCGAAAAAGTCTTCGACCTGACTCCAGAATCGCATGCAGTTGCCGCTGTGATCGAGCACTATGGCCTCGGTCTTTCCCGTGTCTTTGGAGCAGCGCAGAACGCGGCCCAGCATCTGGATATGCACGGCCAGCGCCTTGCGCAGCGGGCGCGCCAGGATCAGCACTTCGACGTCGGGCACGTCGAAACCGCGCGTCAGGCTTTCGATGCTGATCAGGCCGCGGATATAGCTATCGGGCTTGCGGAATTCCTCTGTGGCTGCATCCTTCTCGTCGTCGGTCTGGCGGTACGTGACCAAGTTGCACACAACACCCTCAGCCAAGAACTGCCGCTGCATCTCCTCGGCGTGCGCTACAGACGATGCGAAGGCGATGAACTTCTTGCCCTGGCCGCGCTCCATGTAACCGGCGACCACGTCACCGATAATGGGCATGGCTCGCGACTCGGCCTCTTTCTCACTCCACTCACCTGCCACCACCTTGGCGCCGGTCATGTCCGGCTCCGATGCAGCCCACACGCGATACGGCACCAACCACCCCTCGCGGATCAGCTGGTTGGTTGTAGCGGCGTTGATGACGACGTCGAAGTAATTAGCCAAGCCTTTCGTGAACGGCGTTGCGGTTAGGCCGATCGAGTAGCACTCACGCTTTGCCAAACGCGCTTTCAGCTTCTCGGACAGGACATGGCATTCGTCGATGATTTGCAGCTTCACTTCGGGCCAGCCACGCTTTCCGGATATTGTTTGAAGGCTGCATACCTGGATTGCTTCGAGCGGGTCGTAGTCGTCGTGCTGGCCTTGAGTTACGCCGTGAGCTAGGCCGTATTTTTTAAAGCGGCGAGATGCTTGGTCGACAAGGGCGATGCGATCCATGATGAACGCGCCGCGATTGCCCTTCTTCTTCGTTATTGCCAGCAGGTAGGTCGCCAGCTCGGTCTTGCCGAAACCGCACGGGGCCTGGATCAGGATGTTCTTCGCGCGTCGGAATGCATCCTGTGCGGCAGCGACAACGGGCACCTGCAGCGGACGCAGCTCGAGCTGCTCTGGCGTCTCATTGCTCATGCCGCCCTCCGTGCCGCTTGCCGGGCCCACGCCACAAGGTCGGCATCCGGAGCCAGGCCGGCCGCTTGGCGAATCTGATCCAAGCGAGTCTTGCGGCGGATTGCTGTGTTATTGGCTTTTGTGAAATCGTCGTAGTAGCGATCGGCGCGGCCGGTTACTGTGTGCAGGTCTTGTTCCAGCTTGACGATCTGCGCAGCCAGGTCGCCCTTTTCGAGCTGCGCCACACGGGCTTTCAGCGCATTCCGGTCCTGCTCGAGTTGAGCCACCTTTTCCTGCTCCGCGATGAGCAGTTCCATCGCGTCGAACATGACACCGTCGTCGTGCTCGTCCATGTCGGCAAGCGTGACAGGTGCGGCAGGCGCCGCAGCGTCGATGGCAGGCGCGCCGAAATCAGGGGCGTCGGGGTCGTCATGCGCAGGCGCCGGCGCAGCGGCCTGCACGGCAGTTGGTGAAACTGCGGACGGCGGCGCAGCCGCTGCAGGTGCCACTGGCGCCAAGGGCTTGCCGATCTTCGCCGTGTTCAGCTCGTAGGTGGCGTCGCCGCGCTGGACGATCCGCACGGGCGGCGGCGCATCTGTCATCGGATGACAGATAGCACGGCGTACATCGCCGACGAAGTTGTGCGAGACCTTGCAGTGACGAGCAATGTGGCGGTCGCTCCAGTCTTCGCACTCATTGAGCGCAAGCACCATTTTTACTGCATTGTTCTTGTCCGCATTGGTCCGTGGAAGCCCGTGCGTGCCGTTTGCACCGGAAGAAAACAGCACGGCCTCGCGCAGGGTTCCGGCGCGCATCTCGCATTCGATTTCGACCAGGTTGGCAGCGCGGTGCGCGTGGTAACGATGGAAGCCGTCAGCAAGCCATTTACCGCTTTCAGATCCGTCACTGAATACAATCACGGGAGGGAAGCTGGCACCCTCTTCCAGCGCCTCCTTATACTCCTTGACCGTATCGTTGTTCGTTGCAACGCGCGACTGCGTGCCAGCCAGAATGTTGAGCTCGTCGAGCCTTAGCTTTTGAATGTTGCTCATAACAGCCTCAGAACGGACACTCACCCACCGGCACGAGGCGCCAATGCTGACGCAACACGCTGCTGTTCCAATACACAGTGAAGACCTGCTTTTCAAACTCATGCGGGCCAAGGATGCGACGCACCAGAGCACGAATCTCACCTGCGGGAATGCATGTTGGTATCGTCGACATGGTTTCACTGAAGATCTCGAAATCCCTCAGGCCATCCCGCAAAACGAAATCAAAAAGGGTTCCGAAAGCGAAAAGCTCGTTCGGATTGTTCAACTCGTTGAAAGCAACGCCGTACACGGTCTCGTCGCCCCACTGTTCGGTCTGCATACTCACCGCGATCTTTTCGCCTTCGCGGTCGATCACGTGGCCCAGGTCAATAAAGAATTTGTTGGCCATCAGGCCCTCCACAGGTTGAAGCGGTCGAACACGCGAGCCACGGTCGAGCCTTTAATCAGGTCCAGGCAGTACAGCTGGACGACGGTGCGTTTCAGGATGGATTTCATGCTGCTCTCCAAAATTTGGGCGTAAAGAGTCCCTGCGCCGAGCGATATCGGCGTTCAAAAAGGGGCTTTCTAAAGGGACTGTTAGGTAGGTTGACTTACTTCAGGCGCGCCCGCATTGCCATCACCTGCCTGCCTCATTTCATCGAGCACTTTCTGCAATGAAATGAGCGTGTCGTATGGCGTTCGGCGACCATACCGGCCCGTGTTAAGGGCAGATACGACGCATTGCTTAACCCCTGAGCGCCGCTCAATTTCTCGCTGCGTGAGACCGAGGCTCATGAGTTCTCTGACGATGGTATTTGCATTCATAAGTAGCATATTATTGCACATACACTTAGAATGCAAGTGCCAAAACACTTGAATTAAATATTACAATTACACTCATGATGAAAACACTTCAAGAACGCCTAAAGCATGCTCGGAAAGCCGCTGTTTTGACTCAAGCAGAGTTGTCTGCTCGCTCAGGGCTGTCTCAATCAACGATTGCGCAGATCGAGTCGGGACGAAACTCCGGGACAAGGTTCGCCGATAAATTGGCTGCGGCCTTAGATGTGCCACTGGCTTGGCTTTTGACGGGGCAAGGCGAGGACATAAGTGAGTTGATTCCGCCAAATCCTCGGCGCAGGGCGATGGATGCTGACGAATGGCTCTTTTTGGACCTTGTTGAGCCGCGCATCAATCCAGATAGCAATGAAATCGAATGGGTTCAGCTCGAGCGTGGGGCGCTCCGCATCCATCGGTCGTTTTTCAGAGGTAAGCAACTCCACCCCGACAATTGCCGTGTCTTGGTCGCCAAGGGGTCGTCAATGCAGCCCTTTTTATACGATGGCGACTGGTTCGTGGTGGACACGAAAATGGCTGAGGTGAGAGACGGAATCATAGCGTTCATTCGCGAAGACGGCGACCACTATGTAAGTCAAGTGCGAAAGTTACCCGATGGTGGAATTAGATTGACAGAGCCAGGGACGCAGGAGCGATTTGAGTTCCCTCCAGGTGTTGCAGAGAAAACACTCCGTCCTCTAGGCGGCGTTATCTATCACTCATCTCCGGCTACCTACGAATATCAATTAAAATAATCTATCGGTTTCGCTCTTCGATAGAATATATTTATATCAAAATATTGCAAATGTACTTGCGAAATTCAAGTGCTTTTGCAATAATTCAAGTGCTTACTGCACTTGGGTGACTGCCAGTTTCTGCCCATCCAAACTGCTAGGCAAAAAAAAGCCACCAGGTGTTCCTGCACCGGGTGACCCCCTACGCCTCGATTTTTGGAGAAAGACAATGGCGAATCATAATGCTAGCACAATCAATTCCCAAAAAGCAACCAGTAGTATCAAATTGCCACACGATTGGCCGCCTGTTTCGATGGACGCGCACTCGATGCATCTTCCGCTGCACTACACCGGCGGCGACCTGGGCCTCGGCAATGGTGGCGAGCCTTGGATTCACTTCCAAGATGCCGTCGGAAGCGCGTACACCACTCACTCGGTGGAGTGGGTGCTAGAGAACATCGACTGGTTTAAGGAAGGCCGCGGCCAGACCCAGCTGCTCGCCGCTGCTGCCCTGCACTACGGTCTCGGCGCCTACGCCCTGATGGGTGCAGATTTGGACAACATGTGCGATGTGTGGGACGTTCGCGATGCCGCCGGGCGCCTGCTGCTGGCCGGCGTAACCCACAGCGAAGCCAGCAATGTCGCGAACAGCTACATGCAGGGTCCGGACTGGATCGGTGACGTCACGATTCGTCGCCAGTGCCCTGACGACGCCATGCGCGATCCGCGCCACGAAGGCCCGCTGGTCCTGCTGCATCATAATCTGGGCGTGACTGACTTCCTCGGCATCGCCGTGAAGTCGGGCGCCGGCCGCTGCGGGATGATGCTCGAGGAGGTGCTGCGCCGCTTCGACCAGTTCGGCCCAGCAGACCAGGCTAAGTTGATGATCGGGCTGGCCAAGCACTTCGACATGGTTCACGCGCAGAAAGAAATGGCAGGTGCAGCATGAGCGCCGTCATCAAAATCAATGACGTTGCCATGGTGCCGATCGACTACCGCGGCGTGCGCGTGATGACGCTGGCCATGATGGATGCCGCGCACAAGCGGCCAGACGGCACGGCGCGCCGCAACTTCAACGAGAACAAGGCGCGACTCATCGCCGGCGAGGATTTTCACGACCTCAACCAGCCGGACGAAATTCGTACGCTTGGTTTCACCAGGCCGCAGGGCGGCACGCCCGCCACAGTCGTGCTGCTCACCGAAACCGGGTACTCCATGCTGGTCAAGAGCTTCACCGACGACCTCGCCTGGGATGTGCAGCGCCAGCTGGTGAAGTCCTATTTTGCAAAGGGCGCGGCGAAGCCTGTGCGCTGCGCCGCGCCTGGTCTACTGGCTGATGCTCGTGCGATCGATTTCATCGGCAACATGGTCGCAAAAGTGCCGGGCGCCCGCGCCGACGTGGTGGCTACCATCAAGCTCCGAATGATCGAGGAACGCACCGGCCTGCCTGCAACCCAGTTCGGCGGAGCGCTGCCCGCTGCCGCCATCGAGACCGCCGTAAAGCTGAACCCAACCGAAATCGGAAAACGCCTGCTACCGAAATTGAAGGCGACCGACGTCAACAAGGCGCTGATCCACCTGGGCCTGCAGCGCAAGAGCGAAAGCGGATACGTGCTCACAGAGGCCGGCGCCAAGCATGGTGAATCACGCCCGTTCCAGGCGAAGAACAAGCACGTCGGCGATCAGATCAACTGGTACGAATCAGTCATCGACGCCATCGTGCGCGGAATCGCGCCGCAGCATCCACTTTTTGGGAACGAGCAATGATCACGCAAACCAAAACGTTCGGCGCTGCGCACAGCGCGCTGTTCTCCCTGCCGCCCATGCAGCTCAGCGACAGCACAGCAATCGCGGTGCCGGCCATGCCAGTCCAGAAGGTCGTCACCGGCGACGCCGAGGTCGATGCCGTTCTGTGGCTGCGCGAAGTGATCAGCACCGGACAGGCCGACCTGATCCACAAAGCTGGCTTGGCCGCTGCGAAGATCAAAACTCCGCTCAAGGATCTCGAAAAGCGCTACACCGATCACCTGGTGCGCGCGCATCCTGGCAACTGGGCGGAGGCTTTTTCGTCATTCGGCTTCGCCGACCTGGAGAGCCTTGCTGAGCGCGCAATCACGCGGTCCCAGCGCCGCCATGAGGCCTGCGCGCGCTTTGGTGACGCGATCTTCAGCAACACGCCCGCCGAGCAATTTTGCTTCGAGGTGTTGAAGCGAGTGCGCAAGGGCGCGCGCGGATACGGACTCGATGCGGCACAGGTCGACAAGCGATTCGATGCGCGCCCAGGTCAACGGCCGGCCACGCTAACGGACTGCATTGCGGAACTCGTCTACTGGCGCGAGCTGTACTGGCTTCGTCAGGCCGTGGGCGACTGCGGTGACACCAGCGACCAGGTCACCGCGCGGGAAGACTACGTCTTCCGGTTGATGTCCCGCATCGCGCCGCGCGACGTCGACGAAGCCGCAATGGTCTTCCATTACCTGACCGCAAACGATGGCATGGACCGCGCGCACTCCGGCAGCATCATCCTGAACCTGATTGGGGCGCCTGAGCCATATCACCCACACAAGGGAGAGTCGGATGAATAACCAGGGCCAAAACCTACAGTACGTCGGTGTCGTGCCAGCCGGCGCCCAGCCACCGCTGGTGGACGGAATCGACGTGGCCCAGCTGCTGCGCGACATTGGCGAGGCCAGCGTCAACGAGAGCGCGGTCGAGCTGTTCCGGCTGTGCCTGGGCGCACAGCGCGTGCTGGCCGCAGTGATCGGCGATCGGGTGGCGTCATGAACGCGTTCGATTGGCGGACGTTGCGCGCCGTGGGTCAGGGCGTTTGCATGGGCTGCGTTGTCGCCAGCGTCGCCGGGACGATCGTGTTTCGGTTTGGCGGCGCAGGCCTTATTGGGCTGGCAGTGGTTGCGGGCCCCGGTCTGATCCTGTTGTCGCATTTTCTGGAGCGCCGCGCGAAGCGGACGCAGAAGGAATCCAATGAGCAAATCTGAGAACAGCCGCCAGATCGTGATCGGTGGTCAGCACGTGAGCATGGGCGCGCTACTAGACCTGCAGCGCGATGCAGCGCGGTACCGGTGGCTGCGCGATAAGGCCGACAGCATGGCGTGCACTGCAGCTCCGATGGTGGCCAGCCTGGCAGCTGACGGCAAGATGGTCGCGCTGATCGATGGCGAGGATCTGGACACCGCCGTGGACATGGCAATGGCGCGGCCGAAGGGACGGCGCGTGATCTCAACGCCGGTCGAACAGATTGAAAACGGAAAGGACAACAAAAATGCGAACTGAATTTTTATTGCTGGCGATCTATAACAAGCCACGACTCAACATCGATGAAACGTGCCAAGCGCTCGGCATGAGCACGGCAACCGGCTACACGCACCGCTCTCTCGGGAAGTTCCCGGTAGCGATGTCAGGCAGCCCACTGACCGCCGATATCCGTGACGTGGCCGAGGCGCTGGACCTGCTTCGCGAGCAAGGAAAGGCAGGATCTGCGGAGCGAGCCGGTTCCTGATCAGCTACGGTGAAATTACGGAGAGCACCCTTGAAACCCGCATGAATACTGACTTGTCCGTCCAGTCCATCATGGGGGCAACACTCAGGCGCCGCCCGCCGTTTTTAGTTGATGTCATTGCGATTCATGCTTGTGTACGCCTACCCGCCCTGCCCGACGCACAATGGCGTCGTTGCATAACACTGCGGATGGCCTTGATCAGGAAGAAGGTAGAAGTGAATTCGCCGGGATCGATAAGGCGACAATTAACTGTGCATTCTATCGCATCCGGGCACCCGGGGGACGGGTACGCAGGCAGACCAGAAGAGCGGCGCGGCCCGCCCTACATCATCAATTGCAGAAACGCGCCACTGAAATCGACGGCCTTTTCCAGCACCATATCGGCACAGTAGGCACCGTCAAATTTGATCTGTTGCTGGACGATGGTGGACATCGCGCCGTCATCAGCATGACTGGACGCCGATAGTACGCACTCCCATTGCTCTCCGGCTTTTTTCACTGTAGTGATCGCAAGGGAACGATCACTGATTTCAAAGGTTATAAGTTTCATCACATGTTCGCAAAATATGTGAAGAACTATACCCTAGGGCAACAGAATACACGCGATTCAGTTACCGCAAAACAACGCCTAAAACGAATTTTTGTTCCGAATCTTGTGCCTCATACCGGCACCGCCCAAAATCCCCGCGACCTGCCTGCATTCACCATGCAGGCAGGTTCCAGATAACACCGTAGGACTACTTAGAAGTCCACCTGCGCCGACAGCAGCACCGTGCGCGGGGCAGCGGCCGTGCCGACGGTCGCCAGCGTGCTGCTCGACAGCCAGTAGCGCTTGTTGGCAGCGTTCTCGACGCTAGCGCGCAGCACCACTGGCTTGCCCATCAGTTCAGTACGATAACGTGCGCCCAGGTCGAAGCGCGTCCACGACGAGATATACACGGTATTGGTAACGTTCTGCGCCAGCTCCGCCGTGTGGATGGCCCGAGCATTGAGGCTCAGGCCGCTAATCCATGGCAAGTCCCAGTCCACGCCCGCGTTGAACGCGTTCTTCGGCACGCCCGTGGCTTTCTTGCCTTCGTTGATGCCGCCGGCGGTGCGCTGCTGTTTGGCGTTGTAGAACGTGGCGCTCGTCATCAGGCGCACGCCCGGTGCGGCTTCGCCGACCGCCGACAGTTCCAGGCCGCGGTTGCGCTGCGTGCCGTCCAGGCTGTAGACCGTCGTCAGCGGATCGGTGATCGCATTCGGGCGGTCGATCTGGAACACGGCGGCGCCGAGCAGTACGCGGCCGGTGTCGACTTTCGTGCCCACCTCGTATTGCTTGGACTTGAACGGGGCAAACACTTCACCGGCATTGGCGGCGGTGGCAGGAGCGGTGCTGCCGCGGCTCAGGCCCGACGTGAAGTTGGCGTACAGCGACACGTTTTCCATCGGCATGACCACTAGACCCGCCAGCGGCGACACGGCGCTTTCGCTGTACGACGTTGTCACCGCGCCGCTTGGCGCCAGGTTGTCGAGCGATACCTTTTGCTTGCGCAAGCCGCCGGTAAACATGACGCGGCCGTCCAGGAATGTCAGCGTGTCGGTCAGCGAGACGCTCGACAGCTCGGTTTCCGAGGTCTTGGTCGGCGCCAGGCGCTCGCCCATCATCGGCGTGATCGCGACCGGGTTGTAGATGTTCGACAGCTGCGACGAGCTGGCCGGGGCGGTCAGATAGAAGCTGCCCGCTTCGCTGTCCAGGCGCGAGACCGAGGCGGTGATGAAGTGCTTGATGCCGGCCGTGTCCAGGCTCAGGCGGGTGCCGACTTCGCCGGTCTTGCTGCGCGCATACGCGTCGTACCAGGCATTGGTCAGGCGGAAGTTGCCGGCAGCATCGACCGCGTTCAGCGCGCGCGCCGTCGGGAAGTCCTGCTCGCTGGCGCCGTAGTGATAGCCGGCCGTCGCGTAGACCATCCAGTCTTTCGACACATCGTATTCGAGGCGCGAGGCGATCGTCGCATCGCGGAACTCGAGGTCGGCGCCGCGGTACACGGCGCGGTGGCCGGATGGTGGCGCCGGGATCGACGCGATGTCGGGACGGAAGCTGTTCTGCGCGCGGAAGTTGTCGGTCTTTTCTTGCTGGCCATAGCTGTCCAGGGTCCAGCGCAGCTTGGGCGAGCGATAGTCGAGCGCGATCGCGGCCAGGCCGACCTCCTGCTTGCCCTCGTCGATATTGGTGTCGCCGCCGCGGATCACGCCATTGACGCGCACGCCCCAGGCGCCGTTCTCGCCAAAGCGGCGGCCGACGTCGACATGGGCACCAAACAGCGCCTGGCTTTCATACGTTGCCGTCACGCGCGTCAGTGGCTGGTCGCCGGCGCGCTTGGTGACGATATTGATGTTGCCGCCGA